CGCTGCGTACCTTACCCTTGCTCAAAAAGCCCGCCGTTCCCCGGAAGGAAGCGGCGGACTCTATGAGAAGCGCTGAAGCGCGATAAAGGAAAAATTACTTGGATTGATCCAGATCTAGTTGCACAAGTGAAGGAGGTGGATGAAGTTAGTAAGGATCCTCTGGTAACAGTGCAATGTTGCGCGACAATGTGCATGAAGGATGAGCCTCGTAGTCTTGAGCGAGTTGACGACGGAGCGACGCGGGCTTTTGAGGTAGCATCCTTGGTGCAATGCTTGTGGATTAAGACGTATATAGGGCCCATAATGGCCATGATGAAAAGGCATTTGTTTCGTCAGGTATGTTGCGTGGGCATAAATCCTTTGAGCGACCAATGGAGTAGGCTTTTCGATTATTTCAATGAAATTCCAGGCGAGAATTGGTTAGGAGCTGATTGTAAAGGATATGATATGTCAGTTTTGTACTTTTGGGTGTGGGTTTTCCACATGTGGCTGTGTGAGGTTTATAGCGTATCTCCTAAGAGTCCTTTAGGTAATACTTTGCGCAACATAGCCAGTTCCGTAGTGGGGTGTTGTTTCATTTATGTAAACGGCCTTTATTATCTTAAGAGAGGAGTGAGCTCCGGACATTACCTAACTTCTTTTTTTAATACGTTTGTTAACAGTTGCATTCATCGTGGGCTGTTTGGTTTTTTAAAGAAAAAGTATGGATTTCATGATCAGAAGTGGGCCAATGAAGTTCGTATTGGGCTTTATGGTGATGATAATGGTGGTAAGGTGTCAAATGCGGCAGCCCCATGGTATAATATGCAAACTTTGGCAGACGCATTTGCCAGGTATTGTGGAATGAGGTACACCACTTGTTCAAAGGGAGCGGTGACTCAGCCGTTTTTGGATTTTGACGAGGTGGAATTCTTGTGTAGACGATTCAGAGTGGCGCACTACAGGGGTAGTCGTTACGTGTTTGGAACGTTGAATAAGGATTCTATTTATGGTATGTTAATTTGGTTGAGACAACCGGCCGACGGGGTTACCGTCGAGGAGCAACTCAAGGTGAATATAGGAGTAGCTTTAATGGAGATGTTTATGTATGGGG